CAGTTCAATCAGCTGATCCTTGATGTCTTTGAAGGTGCAGGTGAACTGGAATACCTTCTGGAATACGGTCAGAACAAGAACGGATTCAACACTTTCAAGATCATGGAAGTCTATGAGTAATTTTTTATCCTTGGTGCTGAACTTAATCATCAGGTGGTGCTGACTGCACCACCTGAAGAAAGGATAAGAAATGATCTTCTACGATTTTGAAGTGACAAAGTATGACTGGTTGGTGAACTTCACCGATATGCAGGAACAGAAGGAAACAATCATCATAAACGATCAACCTGCACTTCTGGACTTCTATGATGGACACAAGGACAGGATCTTTGTGGGGTGTAATAACCATCATTATGATGACTATATCCTGAAGGGTCTGCTGTGCGAATTTGATCCCTATGACATCAATGAATTCATCATCACCAAAGGGGAAGCAGGTTGGAAGTATTCTAACTTATTCAGGAAGATCCCACTTCTTTCCTACGATGTCATGACAAATATAGACAGGGGACTGAAGTTCTGGGAAGGAAGTCTTGGAAACATGATCAAGGAATCATCAGTTGATTTCAGGATCGACAGACCGATGACAGCTGAAGAACTGGATGAAATGGTTGAATACAACAGGCATGATGTACAGCAGACCATAGAAGTGTTCCTGCAGAAGAAAGCAGACTTTGATGCGATCCTTGGACTGATCAGGATGTTCCCAGATGTCCTGTCCCTGAATGACATAGGACTTACCAAGGCACAGATCTCCGCAAAGATCCTTGGGTGCGAAAGGGTGTCAAGGGATGATGAATTTGATCTGTTCGTCCTTCCCTGTATCCAGATCAGGAAATACACAAAACCCATTGAATTCTACATGTCCATGAAGGGTAAGACCAACAGGGAAGAAGTCTATTCCAAGAAACTAACAACAATGATAGCAGGTCTTGAACACAACATCAGTTGGGGTGGGATCCATGCAGGAAAGAAGAAGTACAGGAACCTTGGGAAAGGGTGTCAGATCTGGCATATAGATGTTGCATCATTTTATCCAAGATTGATGATCTTCCATGACTTGCTGACCAGATCTGCAAAAAGACCTGATAAGTTCAAAGAGATCTATGAAAAAAGAATAGCGTTGAAACACGCAGGAAAGAAGAAAGAACAGGCACCTTTGAAGATCGTCATCAATGGGACTTTTGGGATCTCTAAATCTGAGACATCGACAGCATACGATCCAAGGAACGCTAATCTGATCTGTCTGAATGGTCAGCTGATGCTGATTGATCTGATAGAACACCTTGAGGTGATCGAAGGTTTTGAACTGATCCAGTCCAACACAGATGGTCTGATCGTTTCCCTTCCTGATACAGATGAAGCGTTCTATCAGATGGATGACATCTGCTATGAATGGGAACAGCGTTGCAACATGGAACTTGAATTCGATGAAATCAGTGGGATCTGGGAAAAGGATGTGAACAATTATGTCTTCCGCTTCAGTTCTGGGAAACTGGAAAGGAAAGGGGACTATGTGAAGGAAAGATCCACCTTGGACTATGACCTTCCCATTGTCACTGAAGCGGTCGTTAAGTGTATCACAGAAGGGATCCCTGTCAGGAAGACTATTGAAGACTGTGACAGCCTGAAAGAATTCCAGATGATCAAGAAGATTTCTTCCAAGTATTCCCATCTGCTACATGGTGGGCATTGGAAAAAGGTCAGAAGGGTAAATCCTGCAACAGGGAAGATGAAGACCTTCACTGATTTTGTCGGTGAAAGGAAGCGGTTAAAAGAAAAGTGTGTCAGGGTGTACGCTTCCACAGATCCAAATGATGGGGGACTGTGGAAGGTCAAGACAGACGGATCCACAGCAAAAGTGGAAGGGACACCTGAACACTGTTTCATGGTAAACGATGATGTAAACGATATGTGCTGTCCAAGGAAACTTGATAAAGAGTGGTACATCAGGACAGCGCAGGAAAGGGTGGAAGGTTTTGGGTTATGAAGTAATGTTCAGGACATTCCTGAAAGGTTCAGGAAAATCCCCATCTGTCCCCAAGGGGACAAAGCTGAAGGGGAAGACCTTCCAGACACTGGAACAGGTACAGGATCAGAAGTCCTATGGTGGGCTGTTGCAGAAAGGGTTCATAGACATCAGTTTTGACACTGATGAACTGTCACAGTCATTCTGGGAAATGGCTGAAGGGAATGACTGGAACTGTGCGATCTTGGAAAATCCTGACAACGGTCATCTTCACAGTTTCTGGAGAATCCCAAGATGGTGGGACAGTAGGGATGGGAAGGATAAAAAGTTAGCTGTCGGGCTGGTCGCAGACATTCATTCGGGTGACACTTACATCCCATTGAAGGTGAACGGTGTCCAAAGGGATCTGATCTTTGATCCAGAAGTCCTGCAGGAAGTCCCTGAAGAACTGTGTCCTGTCACTACAGGGATCAAACTTTTCGGACTTGCAGAAGGGTCTGGAAGGAATGAAGAACTGTTCAAGTACATCCTGATTCTTCAGGGGAAAGGGATGGACAGGGAAACGATCAGAAGGATCCTTGACAACACTAACAACTATGTCTTTGCAGATCCCATAGGTCAGCAGGAATTCGACACCATTACAAGGGAAGAAGCATTTGAAGCACCTGTCTTTTATGATGGAAAAAAATTCCTGCATGACCAGTTCGGGAGATACATGAAGTCTGAATACCATATCAAAAGGATCAATGGTCAGCTACATGTGTTTGATGGTGGGATCTATAAATCTGGGTACAGGTACATCGAGAACAAAATGATCGAAGTCATACCGACACTGAAATCTGCACAGCGGATTGAAACACTGAAGTTCTTGGAGATCATCACACCTGATGAAACACCTGCTTCAGGTGCTAACCTGATAGCATTTAGGAATGGTGTCTATGACCTTGCCACAGATGAACTTGTCCCCTTCAGTCCTGACATGGTGATCACCAACATGATCCCTTGGGACTACAGGGAAGACGCATATTCAGAACTTGCAGATCAGACACTGGACAAGATCAGCTGTCAGGATCCTGAGATCAGATCCTTACTTGAAGAATGTATTGGTTATTGTTTCTATCGGCACAACGAACTTTCAAAGTCCTTCATCCTGACAGGTGAAGGTGCTAACGGAAAATCAACCTATCTGGATATGGTCAGTCATGTCCTTGGGAACCAGAACACTTCATCCTTGGATCTGTGCGAACTGTCGGAAAGGTTCAGTGTTTCATCCATGTTCAACAAACTCGCAAACATTGGTGATGACATCAGTGATGAATTCCTTCAGGGGACAGCGGTCAGCCACTTCAAGAAGATCGTATCTGGGAACAGTGTCAAGGCTGAGAACAAAGGACAGGATGTCTTCTTCTATAAGCCATATACTAAATTGCTGTTTTCAGCAAATGAGATCCCAAGGATGCGGAACAAGGGTTTTTCAGCGATCAAAAGAAGGTTGGTCATCATCCCCTTCAATGCACACTTTTCCAAGGAAGATCCAGACTATGACGCAGGAATCACTTGGAAACTGAAGACACAGGAAGTCGCAGAATATCTGATCAGGTTAGGTCTTGAAGGTCTGAAGCGTGTTCTGGATCAGCAGTCCTTTACTGAATCACAGAAGGTGAAGGAACAGGTTGACCAGTTCGAAAAGGACAATAATCCTGTCCTGATGTTCCTTGAAGAAGTCCCAGAAGACCAGATCCTGAACCATGAGACAAAGGAAGTCTATGCAAGGTATGACAACTTCTGTTATGAAAACGGATTCCAGAAAATGGCAATGCAGACCTTCACCAAGGAAATCAAGAAATATCTGGACTGTGACAGGAAGGACATCAGAAGGAATGGAAAGAAAGTGATTATTTTCAAAAGATGAATGTTGGGTGTCGGATATTTCCGACACCTGAGAAAGGAAAGTTTGATGGAAAATTGTAAAAACTGTGGACATTACGAAGATGGAGTTTGTGTTTTAGATGCACCCATGTGTAAATGGATCCCTAAGGATGCACCTGATAATGTGAACCATCCTGTACACTATGAACAGGCCTGCAGTCTGGAATGTATTCAGGTGATGGAACTGGTCTTTGGTGCAAATGCAGTCAGGGGTTTCTGTCTGTGTAATGCGTTCAAATACATGTGGAGATACAAGAACAAAAACGGTCTGGAAGATCTGAAGAAAGCACGTTGGTATCTGGATTATGTAAATGACTATGTTCCTGCAGGTGATCCCACTTATGAATTCATGGGTGAACTTCTGGATCATCTGATGGAGAAGGAAAATGATAACAGGAAATGTGATGTTTGATGTTTTTGCGCTTCTTGCTATCGGGTATGCAGGTGCGTTTCTGCTTATCCCATTAGGTCAGTGGATCAGCTACAAAAGAGATTGCAAGAAACATGGTAAGGAACAAGCTGACCAGATTTGGAGAAGAATGAGGTGAAAGCACAACTTTCTAAAGAAAACACAAGTTTTTGACACGATGAGGTGAACAGGATGGACATTGAATTCAATTATAACTATGGATCAGGACACATGATCCTTCATGCAGAACTGTTCTTCCCTACTTCCAAGAAGAACCTGAAGAAACTTCTGTCACTTACACCTGAAGAAACGGTAACAGAGATCTTGGACTGTCTGGATGAACTGGAAAAGATAGAACTGAACTGGATCAGCAGTCTGAAGAAGTTGTTCCCTACTGAGAACCAGAAGATGGAAGAACTTGGTCATCAG